TTAGACATTTATGCGGATGAATGTTCCGTCAGAAATGAATATGGATACAATTTAGGTATAAAGACCGATAACGAAAAAGTATTATCTGTATTAAAGAACTTATTCTACGATATCTTGAATATCGAATTCAATTTATGGCCGTGGATTAGGTCAATGTGTAAATACGGAGACTTCTATCTTAAGATGGATATTTCAGAAAAATATGGTATCATTAACGTACATCCAATTTCATCATTTGAAATATTAAGAGAAGAAGGAATGGATCCGATGAATCCATCATCCGTTCAATTTAGACTTCAAAACGCTGCATATGTAGCATCAAGAGTTGGAGCGAATGCTGACATATATCAAAATTATGAAATAGCACATTTTAGACTATTATCAGATTCAAACTTCCTTCCATATGGTAGGTCAACGATTGAACCTGCAAGAAAACTATGGAAGCAATTAACTCTTATGGAGGATGCGATGTTAATCCATCGTATTATGCGTGCTCCGGAAAAGAGAATTTTCAAAATTGATATTGGAAATATCCCACCTGCGCAAGTAGACGAATATATGAAGGCAATTATGGACAAGATGAAAAAGACTCCATATCTTGACCCAGCCACAGGTAACTATAATTTAAAATATAATATGATGAACATTACAGAAGACTTTTATCTTCCTGTACGTTCAGGGGATACTGCTACTGCAATTGATTCTCTCAAGGGATTGGAATTCAATGCTATAGAGGATATAGAATATTTAAAGGGAAAACTTCTTGCTGCATTGAAGATTCCAAAAGCATTCTTAGGATTTGACGAAAAAATAGGTGGTAAAGCTACTCTAGCCGCAGAAGACGTTAGATTCGCAAGAACTATTGAAAGAGTTCAGAGAATTGTAGAGTCAGAATTATATAAGATGGCTATTGTACATTTATATGTGCAAGGATTTACTGATGAAGATTTGGTAAGTTTTTCACTTGAATTGACAAATCCATCTACTGTATATGAGCAGGAAAAATTAGCCCTGTTGGAAACCAAGATTAAGATAGCAAGCGACTTGAAAGAAGCAAATTTACTATCTACAGATTGGTTATATAAAAATGTGTTTAATATGTCTGATGCAGAGATAGAACATGAGATGGAGAACGTTGCTGACGATATTAGACGTAGATTTAGATTTGCTCAGATGGAAGAGGAAGGAAATGACCCAGAAAAGACAGGTCGTTCTTTCGGCACTCCACATGACTTAGCTTCCTTAAATATCGAAGGTAGGGAATATGCGTCTAAGGAAAATGAAAAGATGGTAGACCCACAAGTAGGTGATGCAGAAAATGACGCAGAATTGGATTTTGGGGCAATGAACGTCAGAAAGAAGGAGAAAGGTGGAGCTAAAAAACTTGGAATGAGGTATGGTCAAGATTCTCACCCTTCAGGAAGAGACCCGATTGGTCAGGATTCTTACCATGACGCTGTTGAGATTGCAAGAAACTCCACAGCTAAGAAATCAAACCGTAACTCTAGAGGCAGCTTTCCATTAGAAGAAACAACAAGAACGGCTAGGTCGATGAAAAATCTGTTAAAAGGAGTGAATTTTAAGACAAAAGAGTTGATTCAGGAGAGTATTGCAACGAAAAACAATACAAGATTGAATAAATTCAAAAAAGAACCTAAGATGTTGGACGAAAACAACTTAAATATTGACGAAAATTAATGTTATTAACTAATTAACTTATATTTATTTATAAAATGTATTTACTAAGAGAGTTTAAGCAAATGGCGCATTCAAAAATAAAGAACCCAGCGATAATATTCGAACTCTTGTTGAGACGATTAACAAGTGATACGATTAATGGAAAGGAAAATTCCCCTGCACTGGAAGTAATTAGGGAGTTTTTTAACAAGAATACGGTGCTTGGAAAAGAGTATGAATTGTATCAGATTTTAACAAGGAATAAGTTCTCTTCCGAAACGAAAGCTAATATTCTTCTTGAACAAATACTTTCTTCGAGGAGGACTTTAAATGAAAAGCAACTTAAAAAAGAAAAATATGGGGTTATCAAGAAACTGAGGGAAGTCTATAATATAGAGGAATTCTTCAGTACGAAACTTGACCTATATAAAGTATATGCGTCAATATATAAATTGTTTGAAACTACGGCAACTGATAGTCCAGCTACAGTATTAAAAGAAAAGTTCACTATATTAGAAAATTGTATATCTCCAAAAGTGAGTGATGTGGAGAAAAACGATACCATCATGGAATCCTTTGAAAAGGAAAACAAAGATGTAAGATTGTTAGCATATAAGTTTTTAGTAGATAAGTTTAATAAAAAATACAGTTCTCAGCTTGATGTAAATCAAAAGAGATTGTTGAAAGAATACATCTATACCATTTCAAATACAAATACCTTAACCGAATATGTAAGGTCTATAGTTCCTGGTATTCAAAAGGAACTTTTGTCAGAAATGCATATTACAACAGATAAGGTTACTCAGATTAAATTACAAGAAACTATCTCAATGCTAGATAAATTGAAAGTTGCAAGAACTGTGAAGGATGAAAATATTCTATCACTATTGAGATATTATGATTTACTAAAAGAAATTAAGGAAGTCAATCATGGCAAAAATAACTAAATTAAGAGAACTTTTAAAGTTGATGGTAATTAAAGAAGTCAATAGTATGGCTTCAAGTGGAATGATAGGGACTTCTCCAGATATAATTCAAACGCCTGGTGCTTTTACTGGAAATAAACCAAGCAGAGAAGAAAAGAGAAAAAAGAATGGTGAAGTATCTGGATTAAAGAGAGCGGAGATACTTAGAAAAGATTTTGTTACTGAGGGAAAGTTCAAAGATGCATTATTCGAAGACGTTATTAATAAAGTAACATTCGGTATGAAACTATCAGACCAAGCAAAAGAGTTAATGGATTTTGTTCGTGGTAGTAAACAACACGCAGAAGAACTTGGACAGATTGGAGAACTTTTAAAGGGAATGGGCGATTCTGGAGATACTACAAATCAACAGGCGTTCGAACTGTATCAAGAATTTTTAGAAAATGCAGCAAGAGATTTTGTTCGTCTAAACGCATCTGATATGAAACCAGAAGAATACTTCTTAAAGAAAGATTTATTACAACTTACATATTACTTCACACAAAAATTTGCAACACCTATGACACAAGGCCCCGATGCAATTGATAAAGAACCAGGTCAAGAACCAGAAGCTGGAATGCCACCTGAAGACGGTGAAGGTGGAGATGATGGAGGAGGTGGAGGTTCTATGGGTGGGGGCGGCGGCAGCATGCCACCAACTGACGGAGCTGAGGAAATACCACAACCAGGAGAAGAAGGTGAAGAAGCACCGCCAGAGGGTGGTGAAGGGGAAATACCACCAGAGGGTGGTGAAGGTGAAGTACCGCCAGAAGGTGAAGAGGAAGACCCACGTAAACCACCGAAGCCAGAAAATATTAGAGAGTCTCGTATGGTAGGATTTATGAAAAAAAATCTTAATAAGGGATTACATGACTACGATATAATAGAAAAGGCTATGGAAAAATATGGGGTTGATAGAGAAGATGCAGAAGATGCTTATTATGCAGCTAAGAAAATGGAGAAAAAAAAACCAGAGAATGTAAAAGAATCGTGGGATAGCCAGAGAGCACGATGGACGAAATGGAAACGTGATCAAAAGGATAGTAAAAATGCAGACTCTCATCCTACTACTGAAAATGACATTGTAAACTATGTACGGAATAAAGCAAAATTTTATTTAAACAATAAGTCAAAAGGATATAGAAGTAGCCATTATGCAGTAAATTGGAATGGAAAAGTATATCGTTCATCAGATACAAGAGGTCTTGTTGTTCAAATTACAAAAGCTGAAGGATTGAATGCACAAAATGTAAAGGAAACATGGGACAGTAGCAAGTATCAGCATAATCAGATGATGAAGAAGGCTAGAAAAAATGCAGACCCAAAACGAGCATACAAACAGTATCTTACACAGCTTAACAAAAATGTAAAACCAAAGTCGTATGATGAGTGGTATGCTCAATGGAATGTGGGGAGAAATTAAATGAAACAATTATTATTAGATACCATACTATTTGAAGTAAATCCAACTTTGGTAATGGAAGCTATTGCAGCAAATAAACCATTAATAGTAACTGGTATATTACAGAGAGCTGACGCTAAAAATCAAAATAAGAGAATTTACCCAAGACAGATACTTGAAAGAGAAGCGCATAAGTATTCTGATACTCAAGTTCGTGAGAGAAGAGCGCTCGGGGAACTAGACCATCCAGAAAGCAGTGTTGTTAATTTGAACAACGTTTCTCATAACGTAAAGAGAATGTGGTGGGAACAGAATAATTTACTTGGAGAAGTAGAGATTCTTGGAACTCCTGCTGGGAACATTCTTAAAGAATTGTTTAAGGCTGGAATCAAACTTGGTATATCATCCAGAGGATTAGGAACTGTAGAAGAAAACTCAGAACAATTTAATGTAGTTCAAGAGGATTTCGAATTAATTGCATTTGATTTTGTTAGTAATCCTTCTACTCAGGGAGCATTTATGTTTCCTGGTCGCTTGAATGAAGGAGTGAGGGATGTAAATCAGGAGAGAGTTGATAGATACGCTGGAGTTAACAGAATTATAACAGACATTCTAACTGGATAAAGACATGAGATTAA